CGCATTTTGCGTGTACGGAGTCCTTGTGGTAATTGAAGATCTAGCGGTCTTCACCGCGTATTGGCATGTGCCGATGCCCTTATAGAGTACTTGACCTTCTTTTAGGCCCTACGGTGCCTATCTGAAGTATATCAAGCACCTCTATATGATGATACCTTTAAAAGATTATCTTTTATTCAGCTTTTACTGTAGCTTCCCTTTACGGGATTAACAGTTAACCCAATATGTTTTACATATAATCCTTGTGTACTTTACCAAGAGCAAGGTCACTCATTTGAGTGATAGTTTTGGTTATTGATGTAGTTTTGGTACTACTTTATCTTTATCCGGGACGTTGCCGCGTCCAAAATTTGTTATTTGTTTTACACTTTGTTACTGATCACCTGTCGTTGCAGGAGATCTATTGCTATAATTAATAGCACATACTAGTATTTAGAGACTAGAACTTAAGTTATTTGAGCTTACCAAATCATGGAAATTCAAACGTTACTTGGGTCACGAAACGACCAAATGCTAAGCTTGGCTAATTTTACTAATCAATTTTACGGAATAGATTTGATAGTGGATAATTAATCCATCATATCCTTTGTAAGAAGGATTACGGTTGAACATTTGACTAGTAATTATAGATTATTAGATTGACTTACCCCTTGAGCAACTTCTTAAAAGAGTTTGGGGTTCCACCCTTTGGAATGGGTGGAGTGTGTGAACGACATGGAGCAGTGACACGATTTATCGTGGTACAATCTCTTATGTTAGTTATTTAGTTATTTTGTTCCAGTCACTTTCGATCTTGTATCTGTTATCTCGACAGATATATTGCGAATTTGATACCAAGTTTTATTTGGAAGGCGAAGGCTTCAGCCTTCCATATTGAGACAAGTTTTAGAGAGATCTGGCGCTTTTTGGGTTAATCCCCCACTAAGCATCAATGTAGCAATGAAGTTAGTAATCATGCTCAAGAAATTCCCGAAACGTTGTTCCCCCAGAACGACACTTTACCGAGAAACGATGATCCCCTGATTGTGGGATCTTTACAGTCCATTAGTAAAATTTTGGACGATCTTGGCAAACATTGTAATCTTGTTATATCAGACAGCGTTCTAGCTGAAGTAGAAGGGCTTATTGCCCTTTTTATAACTGTTCAAGGTTGTGATAACTTTGCCTCGATATCATCTGCAGTGTTCTTATATCTGCGGAAATTCTTCAATAAGTCCGTGACTCGCCAAGTCATGGAGTATTTTAGCGATTTATTCGCTTGTGAAGTCCAATCTGGTGTTGAAGATTCTTCACCAATGCCTGAATGGCTATCTCTCATGAACTCTATTCGTGATAATTGGGATTTAGCCAAGGGCAACAAATTGTTTACCCACTTTTCAAAAATGCTTGGATTGTTGGTTACTTTGGGCCTTTGTAAGGCCTCTGATGTTACCTTTGTAGTCAAAGACTATAAGTTGTGGGAACCTGATTTTAAGGTTATCCATGGCAATGCAGTCGATGTGGCAGACGCAGCGCTTCAGAGCGTTGTGTTTTTTGTAGAAAGTATTTCTTTGTGTTGTAAGCACAAGTCTCTTAGACCTTTGTTGGTTAATGATAGAGCTGCTGCTGAAATAGATGAAGAATATGCCACTGTAGTACTTTGGTGGGATCTCGTCAAGAACGGAAATCTTAAGCGAGTAGCTGGAGTTTCTGATTCTGAATTTGATCGTAGACTTGAATGTCTGTGCACGAAATTGCGCAATCTTCTTTCTTTGAAAACTAGTTTTGAGAAGAAGTTGATTCAAGATAAATTCATGCGCTTACTTAAAGTTAAGAACGATTACATCACTATGAAAATTAGCAGTGGTGTGCGCAAAGCTCCTTTCACAATTGAATTGTGTGGAAAGAGTAGTCAAGGAAAGACTACTTGCGCTGATCAGCTTATTGATGCGCTTTTGACAAGTGCTGGTTATCCAACTGGCAAAGAATATCGCGCCTCATATAACGCTTCCGACAAGTATATGTCTACTTGGACATCGGATAAGTTGGTATTGACCGTTGATGACATGGCTAATGACAAGAGCAATTTTGTTGAAAGGCCTCCTACGAGAGTAATCATTGATGTATGCAACAACCAACCCTACTATGCCAATATGGCTGATTTAGATAGTAAGGGGAAAGTTTTTGTTGAACCAGCTATTTGTGTTATCAACACGAATGTTAAAAATCTCGATGCGTTCACGTATTCAAATTGTCCTTATTCGATTCAAAGACGAGCTGTAGCCGTGATCTCTGTTGTGGCCAAACCAGAATTTCAATTTATTGTTGATGGTAGACCCCAGGGAATAGATTCTACGAAAGTTGTGGAATTCTATAATCGCACTGGTCAAAATCCCACTTTTGATGATTTGTGGCTTTTAACTGTTGAAAAGGCTGTCCAACCAGATGACCTTAAAACTTTAGCAGATTACAAGCCAGTTTCATATCGTGGTAAACCACTAGTTGATGCACCTTTTCGACTAGTTGTTCAGTACTTGATAGATGAATTCACAGCACACAATATGGCACAAGACGATATTTTAGAACGTATGAAATCTCGATCGTCTCGTGTACATGTTTGTGGTGTTGATGGTTGTCGTCAGATTCAAGGATATTGCGATAAACACAAAATGGAGAAACAATTCGGAGAAAGCATTACAGAAGCTTATACTTCGGCCGTTGATATGGTCGTTAAAAGAGTTAAAAGAGATGTTTTTGGACTTGAAGCGACCATTGAGGGAGCTTGCGTGGTTGCCCTGATGGGCGCTGCCAAAGGATTTTACCATCATTGGGATTGGATATCTTGTATTCCAACTCCTTGGTTATCCAATGAGCGCGTCCTTCAAATGCTCATGTACATCAACAAAGATTCATTGAAACGACGTTATGCTGCATGGACATTGATACTATGGACCATCACTGGAGCTATTTTCTATGGTTTGATAGCAATTGAATCACAAATTTCTAGTCATGTACTATTTTGGCTACTTTTGTGTGTGCTAGGTTTTAGTCTAACCTTTCAAAAATATATGGTGAGTGTACTATTACTCGATTTCGAAACGAGATTGGTCGATCGTAACACTATTGATCCCATGTTCCGTGAATTCAGGGATTCTCATGTATCTAAGATATGCAAAGCTGTTGGTGTTGTTGGTGTTTTATACACTATATCACGGCTCTACAAATCCTGGAAATCTATGAAAATCCAAGGATCGCTCGAACCAACAACGAAAATTGAAGTTGAAGAACGAGATGCGGAAAAGAATATTTGGACTACGACATCTGTACGTCATTTGCCTGTACGGACTGACGCCAAATCGACCACTCCTACACAGTTAGCAGGTCTAGTTGCCAAGAATTTGGTATACGGAACTGTTACAGTTGGAGGAAAGAACTATATGGTCAATGGCCTTTTCATCAAATCGAATGTAGTCATCATTCCTGATCACTATTTTATTGAAGATGACATCAGTGTTCTCTTTCGTAAAGAGAATCCTGAAACATGTGGTGGAAAATTCACTGTTGCTTTGAGTAAGCGACAAAGCGTTCTCTTGGATGGAACTGATATCCGAGTGTGTTACGCTTGTGCTGGTGGATCCTTCAAAGATCTCACCAAATTTCTTCCACAAGGACGTGTTCCCATGCATGAATTTGAGATGTTGTGGCGTAGCAAAGATGGAGATATTACGAAAGCCTATGGATTGGCTGAACCTTGCATGACAAGTAATGGTGCAGTTGATTTCAGAGGGTTGCGTTATTCCTCATTGACTATTTCAACATTCAAAGGCCTCTGTGGAGCCACTCTGATTTCTCGGAGGCAACCTCTTATTACAGGAGTTCATTTAGGTGGACAAACTGGTACTACTAGAGGCTGTAGTGGAGTTCTGGAGTTCGACACCATTGATCAAGCGATTAAACAGTTGCGGACTCTTGAGGGTGTGATTATTTCAGGTAGTGCTGAACACTTTGAAACTCAAGTTTTAGGTATTAAGGTACTTAATGATACACCACTTCACTACAAGAGTCCGCTGAACTACATGCCTTTGGATTCTCAGGTTGAGTACTATGGTACTTGCCCTGGTATGACCACTTTTATTTCAGAAGTTAAGGTCACTCCGATAAGCGAGCATGTTACAGAGGTTATGGATAGTCCCAATATTTATGGACCACCAGTACAATTTCCTCAGTATAAAGGATGGCAGGAGTGTTTGGCCAATTTGGCTAACCCTGCGCAACCCTATCCGTGTAGTCTCTTGGATGCAGCAGTTAAGGATTATAAGAAAGACCTACTGCCTATATTTAAGAGTCCATTGTGGAATGATGCTCGACCACTAACCGATCAGGAGAATTTATGTGGTATTCCAGGAAAGAAGTTTATTGATGCCATTAAATTGGACACATCGATGGGCTTTCCCTTGAATGGAAAGAAACGTAGATTTGTTACTGAACTGCCTCCCACCCCTGAGAATCCTAACAACCGTGAATTTGATCCCATGATTATGGAAGAAATAAAACGGTGTGAAGATTGTTATCGGAAGGGAGAGAGAGCATATCCCATTGCTAAGGCTTGTAAGAAAGACGAAGTTTTGTCCAAGCCCAAATGCAGAATATTTTATGGGAATGCTTTACCTTTGACGTATTTAGTACGAAAATACTATTTACCTATATTGCGTGTTTTGCAGATGAACCCTTTGAAAGCAGAGTGCGCGATTGGCATTAATTGTCATGGACCTGAGTGGGAAGCATTACATAAGCATGTCTTGAAACATGGCAAGGACCGAATTATTGGTGGAGATTATGGTAAATATGACCAGAAGATACCCTCCCAATTACTTTTCGCTTCCTTGCGCATATTGATTGATTTTGCTCGTGAATGTGATTACTCTGAAGAAGATATTGCCGTTATGGAAGCCATGACAGGCGACCTAGTTTTTGCTATAGTAGCCTTCAATGGAGACCTTATTGGCTTTATTAGTGGTACTCACATTAGTGGTAATTCACTTACTGCGATGCTCAATGGCATTTGTGGAAGTTTGAATATGCGTTGTTATTTTTACGCAAATAATCCTTTCACGAATGAAGAAGACAAAATGTCTTTTCGCGAATTTGTAGCTCTTATTACTTATGGTGATGATAATATAGGTACTTTGAGCAAAGCAATTGACAATTTCACTATCAAAGGATTTTCGGAATTTTTAGCAGGATACGGGCAAATTTATACCATGCCTGATAAAGAGAGCGAACTTTTAGACTTTCTTCCTTTTGAAGATTTTGAATTTCTCAAGCGCAAAACCAACTACATTCCTGAAATAGGAGTGCATGTTGGTGCTTTGGTGAACAAGTCATGCGAAAAGATGCTCCACTGTTTTATGCGAAATAAAAGTTCGCCTTTGACGGAGGAGCATGCTTGTGCAATCAATGTTGACACAGCGTTACGCGAATGGTTCAACCATGGACGCGTAGAATATGAAAAACGCAGAATTCAGTTGACTGAAGTTGCAAAGCGAGCAAACATATCACATTTGTGCACAGAACTTGAAAGAGATTTCGATGAAAGAGTGCAGATTTGGTATGAAAACTATGGGCCATCGTAAACCCTTAAAACAGCGAGCCCAGTTTGAACCTGGGTGTTGGAACAAATCAAAATTCGAATGTATATATGGATACCAGTAGATTGCATGTTTAGTAGATGTTTTTATGTTTTATATTAGGCTTTGTACATTTTGACGTCGATTCCT